TTCACGAATGGGAAGCCGCTGATGAACCATGGCAGTTCCTTGCAGCATGTGATGAGTATTATCATTGTGTGTTAAAATGTGATCGTCATTTCACACACCTGCCTATAGCTACAGATGCTACTTGTAGTGGTCTACAGATCTTGGCAGGTCTAGCAAGAGACAAGAGCACAGCTAAGTTAGTCAACGTCTTACCGTCTGACAAACCACAAGATGCTTATGCAGTCGTTGCTTCTAGTGCTAGCCCTTACTGCCCTGACAGTATCCGCCTACATATGGATAGAAAAACTGTCAAGCGAGTAGTCATGACGGTACCCTACAATGCTAAGCCATTTAGCAACCGTGGGTATATACGTGACGCACTGAAGGAGAAAGGTGTTGAGATCGACAAAGATGACTTGACAAAAACAGTCGTTGCTGTTAGAAATGCTATGGATGAGGTCGTACCTGGTCCCATGGCTGTCATGAGCTGGATCGAGTCTGAGGTTGCTTCTGCAATTGATAGAGGAGAGAAAGAGCTGACATGGACAACTCCATCAGGATTTGTCGTCACTCAAAAGCTCATGAAAAAACAGACAGTCCGTGTTGATTTGCAGTTGATGGGTCGTTGCCAGTTAACTGTCGCCGTCGATGACGATGACAAGGTTGACAAGCAACACCACAAGAATGCAACAGCACCGAATCTAATCCACTCACTCGATGCATCTCTTCTCCACCTCAGTGCGCTTCGTTTCGACGCACCGATCGCTCTCATTCATGATTCTGTATTGTGTCGTGCTACTGACATGTCTTCTCTCAGTGCAATTGTACGAGAGACATATATGCACCTCTTTGCAGAGCACGATTACTTGCGAGACTTTGCTCACCAGATAGGAGCAGAGACTGAACCACCGATCATTGGAGACCTTGAACCGGAATCCGTGATTGAATCCACTTATTTTTTCTGTTAATGCCACGCACTATTCACAAAACTGAACAGCCTGTTGTCCTTGAGGGTTATCAAGCTGTACTGAAGCCAAGTAAGTTTGGCTACTCCCTCTCTGCCATTGTTGATGGTGGGATGGTTGACGCCCTGGAAGAAGATCGTAATGAGTCTCTCGAATGGGCACAAAGTAAACTCAAGAATCCCAAACGTTCCGTGCTCAAGCCTGAGCCTTGGGAAGAGGTCGCAGACAACAAGTACAAAGTTAAGTTCAGCTGGAATGAAGAAAGCCGTCCACCTGTCGTCGACACCGAAGGCACACCTGTCACAGACGAGAATACGCCCATGTATTCTGGTAGCACAGTTAAGCTGGCGTTCTATCAGAAGCCGTACATCCTCAAGGATGGCGTCACTTATGGAACAAGTCTTAAACTGGTTGGTGTACAACTGGTGTCTCTCAATTCAGGAGCTGGTGTAGACACTGGCGATATGGCTGCTGAAGATGTAGCCGCCCTGTTTGGTAAGACCGAGGGCTTCAAAGCCAACGACCCTTCTGTTACTGTTCTCCCTGGTTCCGACGATGACTTCTGATTTTCAATTTACTGTTGCAAAGGATGAGATCACTGGTATCTACAAAGGTACCCTTGACATCCAACTACCGCCTATCACCGTCACCCGTTACAAGGCTGACAAGAATGACTTTAAGTATGAAATGCAGCGTGCTGTAACTGAAGTCGTTGAGGCTATCATCGAAAAGAACTTGGATGACTGATGGCATTTCGATCCAAGCTCGAAGAGAAAGTAGCTGATCTACTTGTCGATCTTGGAGTAAAGTACGAGTACGAAACAACTAAAGTCCGTTACATCATCCAACACGTTTACACACCTGACTTCGTGTTACCCAATGGTGTCGTGTTGGAATGTAAGGGCTACTGGGAACCTGCTGACCGTCGTAAGATCAGGGCTGTAAAGGATCTTAATCCTCACCTTGACTTGCGTATGGTCTTCCAGGCTCCATACAATAAGATCAGCAAAAAATCTAAAACTACATACGCTAAGTGGTGCGAGAAGCATGACATTCCTTGGACATCCTTCCAAGACATCCCAATCGACTGGCTCCTCTGAGTTCTTATTTCATGAGCCATGCGAGGAGTGTGGGTCATCAGATGCCAAGAGCGTCTATGATGATGGGCACACCTATTGTTTCGTTTGCCATCACTATACACACGGTGATGGTGAACCTTCTTTACACATTCATCAAACCAAAAGTGTGCAAATACTAGGCTCAGCCGAACGGCTGCAGAAACGCAACATCTCACAGAAAGTATGTGAGAAGTATAGAATCTACCGTGATGGTGATAAGCTACGCTTTTACTATCATGACGAAGCTGGCGTCATCAAAGGCGCTAAAGTAAAAACCAAAGGCAAGTCGTTCACCTACGAAGGTGAGACACCTGGTACGTTCTTTGCTCAACACTTGTTCCCGGCTACGGGTAAACGTGTTATAATCTACGAAGGTGAGCTGGATGCTGCTAGTGGTCAAGAAGCAATGGCTGGTTGGCCTCATGTGTCGCTACCATCAGGAGCAGCAGGTGCCAAGAAAGCCATCCAGAAGAACCTACAATGGCTTCAAGGGTACGATGAGGTAGTTCTCTTCTTTGACAACGATGAAGCCGGTCGTAAGGCCACACAGGAGGCAGCTATGGTCCTTCCGCCTGGTAGGGCTAAGATCGCTAACTTCCATGGTGACTACAAAGACGCATCGGATGCTCTACAGGCAAACGATACACAAGCAATCTGCAAAGCTATTTGGGATGCTAAACCTTACCGTCCAGATGGTATAGTTGAAGGTAAGAGTCTTCTTGAAGTTGTAACCACACCATCACCAGCTGCTGATCATGACTACCCATTTCAAGGATTACAAACAAAGCTTCACGGGATCAGGTATGGAGAGCTTGTCACAATCACTGCAGGATCTGGCATTGGAAAATCCTCGTTCTGTCGTGAGCTTGCAACTAACCTTCTTTCAAAAGGAGAACGGGTCGGTTACTTGGCGTTGGAAGAATCCAACCGCCGTACAGCTCTAGGATTGATGAGTGCCCATGTCGGTAAATCATTACACCTGGGTGAACACAGCCATGAGGAACTTGTTCAGGCGTTCGACGCTACGATGGCTGATTGGAATCTTTATTTGTTTGACGGTTTCGGCTCCTACGATCCTGATGTTATTTATAATCGGATTGAGTACCTGGCATCAGGTCTCGACTGCCGTATCATCTTCCTCGACCACCTCTCCATCCTCCTCAGTGGACTGGACGGCGATGAGCGACGAATGATTGACACCACAATGACTAAACTTAGGTCGCTCGTGGAGCGTACCGGCATAGCATTGTTCCTTGTATCTCACCTTAAACGCACAACGTCGGATCAAAACCATGAAGAAGGAGCAAGAGTCACGCTCGGACAACTGCGCGGATCTGCTGCGATCGCTCAACTCAGCGACTCGGTCATTGGACTGGAAAGAAATCAGCAATCCAACCAAGTACGAAGTGCTACGACTGTTAGAGTCCTTAAAAATCGTTATTCAGGCGAGACTGGAGTAGCCTGTATGCTAGACTATGACCTTAACACCTGTAAATTCAATGAAACTCAAGCAGAACCAGAGTTCAATGCAAGCACAGACTTCTGAACTTAAACGCCCTAATCCTCCCACTGCCCAAGCTATTGAACGTGCCCAATTCAAGGACAAGACGTTTCGATGGGATGGGAAGTGAGTCTAATCTTTGACATAGAAACAAACGGTCTACTGCACGATGTTAGTACCATCCACTGCCTTGCTATCCACGATCTTTCAACAGGTCAGACGCTTGCGTACAATGACACAGGAGCTAGTGATCCAATATCAAGAGGCTTGCAAAGACTCGCGGACGCGGATTGCATTATTGGTCACAACATCATTGGTTATGACGTACCTGTTATTCGCAAACTTTACGCTTGGTTTGATCAGCCTAGTTATATGGTTGACACTCTACTACTTAGCAGACTCTACCATCCAGATATGATCAACTTGGATAAGAAGCATAACTGGGAAGGGATGCCTCTCAAGTTGTATGGTAAGCACTCACTTGAATCTTACGGTTACAGGCTTAATGAACATAAAGGTGACTACGGTTCCACTTCTGATTGGTCGGATTGGTCACAAGAAATGGAGGATTATTGCATACAAGACGTTAACGTTACCACCAAACTATGGCATCATTTCCAACCGTACCTGAATGGGTCGCGTTAGAGCACGAAGTACAACAAATTCTTACCAAGCAGGAAATTCATGGATGGGCTTTTGATGAGAACGCTGCATGGGAACTTGCATCTACTCTCAGACAAGAACTACGAGAAACTGAAGAACTACTACGAAACCGGCACCCTTTCGTCCGAGGATCGGAATTCACTCCTAAACGAGATAACCGCACGCAAGGATATGTCAAGGGTGCATCCTTTACTCGACTGAAAGAACTTAACACATCATCTCGCGATCATATATCATGGATCTTGCAACAATTCTATGGCTGGACTCCAAAGCAGAAGACAACTACTGGGAAACCTGTTATCGACGAAGTGATTCTGAAGGAGATTGGGACGGAAGTAGCGACGATGTTCCTCCGGATTTTGACGATAACGAAGATGCTTGGAATGATCTCAGAAGGCGAAAACGCCTGGCTGAAGTTGAGTACGACTGCTAAACGAATCCACCATCATTGTTCAGTTGCAACAAACACGCACAGATGTGCACACCGTAACCCTAACCTCGGGCAAGTCCCAGCTGATGAACGATTTAGAAAACTCTTTATCCCGAGTCCGGGGTTACATATGGTCGGGGCTGATTTGTCTGGCATTGAACTTCGTATGCTTGCCCATTATCTTGCTAAATATGATGATGGCAGATACGCCGACATCCTCCTCAACGGAGACATCCACCAGGTCAACGCTGACCGAATAGGTATCAGCCGCCGGGCTGTGAAGACCGTGACGTACGCTATGCTGTACGGTGCAGGTGATGAAAAAATTGGACACAGCTATGACCCACAACTCTCCACTGCAAAAGCTAAGGCAAAGGGTAAAGAGATCCGTGCAGCATACGTCGAAGCAATTGAAGGATTGGGTGACCTGCTCGAAGCTATCAAAAAAGCTTCGGAGAGAGGGTTCATCAAGTCTATCGACGGAAGAAAAATTGCGGTTGAATCACCTCACAAAGCGTTGAACTACTGCCTCCAGTCAGGAGCCGGTGTGATCGCAAAGCGGTGGATGGTTATCAAC